TTGGACTTAACTCTAGCCATCAGAATGGAATATCGCTATCTGACTTAGGCATCTCATCGTTCCCGCGAGCAGTAAAGCCAGCTTGCTTGGGCTTGCCAATCTTCCCGGCTAGGTACTTCTTGCCTGTCTTAGCCTGTTTCTCATACGCATTGAACCAATACTCCAACCCATCTGCTAATTTAATAGAGCCTGTCCAATCTGCATCTGTTTCTCCACGCTTTCTGTCGTTGACGAATAGCGTAAAGCTACCTTCTTTCATTTCATATGCCATTCTTTTCTCCTCTTATGGTTTAAATTTACTTTCTTCTATTGCCTCTACTACGTTTGCTGAATCCGATAGCCTCTGAGACTCCACTATCATCGCATGAACAACTGCTTGTAGGGAAAAACCCTGTCTCAGTAAGCCAAGGCTACAGCTGTGCAGCTCTCGTTTCAACTTCTCTTGCTCTTCCATGATGCCTCCGTAAAAAAGTGGGGAAAATTTGAGGGATACACCCCGCCCCTAGTGGGAGGGTGGGGGGGAGAGGTATGCCGCCTCGCTGGCAGACCGCCTCCAGCCAAGCGCAGAGGGCATGATGCTTTCTTTGTACACACCCACCTCTGCCTGTGCCGTATGCATACCACCGATTGAGTCCGTTACAAGCCACGTCCGTACTCGATGATGCTGTCTGGCCTTGCTGGTCTGGCTCTCAGCCACAGCTCCAGGTCATGTGCGAACTGTTGATTAGTTAAACCTATCGATTCTGCAATCTCGATAGCTTTTAGGTCTAGGTCATTTATCACCTTTTTGTCTATATACACTTTTCCATATAACAACTCAACTATCTCCAACTTGCTGTTATAAGGCGATACAGACTCTCCATTGCTCTCAATCCCTTGTTTGCTATCCACATATTCCCCAAGCGTTTTAACTGCCTTAGCGTTCGTTTTAGACCCCTTCTTAGCCATCTCTCTCTCCTCTTTCAAAATCATGTATGGACTTCTACCATCCTCAGTATTCAATGCCAAAGCATCTAGCAATGAGATATCTTCGTTATAAACAATCCGCATCGTTGATGTATGAGATAGTCTGGCACCCTTGTTGAGTCTCTCAACGTAGTGCAGCTCTCGTAGCTGTTTCATCTGGCTGGTAACAGTTCTGCGACTGACACTCAAATCCTTAGCCAATCTCTCTTGACCTACCCATGTAATCCCACTCCGGTTCGCATACGCACACACCATACAAAGGACTCTGAGCGCCCCAAGACTCAGGCTCTTATCCATTACAGCTCGCAATGGCACAATCGCTATCTGCCTTCGGTCTTGTGGCTTTGGCTTTAACTTAATATTAGGTTTCTTGGGGATATCAAAATTCATTTGAATAGAACCTCACCCGCTATATAAGCGAGATATCTCTTTTCAGAGAGCATCGATTGTTTATCGTCATGTCTAGGACTGATTGCCTTCAGAGTGCTGGGTCCGAGCTGTTCGCTGGTCTTCCCCTCTGACTCGACTACGTTTATCTGAGTCTGGTGATGCTCCATTCTCAAGGGCTGGGTTATGGCCCCAAGTTGATGTTTTAGCAGATTAGCCATGGCTTTGTAAAGTATTATCTTTCAACTCAAATTCTCCCATCTCAACTGTCCACCAAGAACAATGACATTGCTTGCAGACTCTACGTCTCTTAATCCAGTTCTTCGTTTCATGCGCCCTGGTCTCCGCTACCTTAATCTCGTGGCTATCACAGCCCTCGTTTACACAAATCATTGCTCTTGCTTTCTCTTCCAGATATCTAACATGGCTGCGTACAGTTCAGCATAGCCAGCCTCGCCACGCACATCTGCCACTTGCGATAAGTACAGTTGCCGAGTTCGCTTGGATCTAAACTTTCGAAAGACCCATTTGGCCTCGCAGTACACGCGATATTCGTTTGAATAGGATCCAACCTCTCTGCCATCCGGCAAACGAACCAGCCTGGATGCTGGGTGAAGTTGACCACAAGCGAAACATGAGAGTCGTAATACATCTACTTGGTCTCCCTCTCCATCTTCCTTCGATAACAATCCTTGCACATCCACCGCCTGACTCTGCCCTTCGCGCTTATCTTCCAATATCCACCCTCAATCGGTATGCTGTACTGACAGTTGCTACACCAGCGCTTGCCAGTAATACTTGATTCGGCCTGTACGGCCAACGTGTATATGTCTTTATCGTGTAGACCCACTACTTAATCTCTTCAATCATTACTTTGATAGAGCCACCAGGCACAATCTGTGAGCCGCGATAGATCGACAACTCGTCAATCTGCGAGTCATCGTCGTATATGAGCATCTGGAGGCTATCTAGCACCGATTTGAGTCGATTATCCAAATCAAACACCCTTCTATCTCTTGGCCATACAATCATGCTGACAGACAGTCTCTTATTACCCATATTTGGGAAGTCACCACCAGAGATGTAATTGGCCACAGCTTGCTTGTATTCGCGCCCGGCTTTACTCATGTAGGTGGAATGAGCGCCCCTACGATAGTAAGTATTGACGCTTGGTGGGAACGGCAGCTCTAAGACAATCACGCAAGCATCTTGTTAAGACGTTGCGATAGGTCTCCATGCTTTGAAAGGGAAGACCGCAGCTCATCATTAATGATTACAGCTATAGGTTTCTTACGCTGCTGGGCAGTCTGCTCTAACAATGTTCTAACGTCTGGGCGCAGTCGCACCAGGAATGGCTTTAATTCGGTCATTGTTGGCCTCTTTTGGTTGAGATATCTGATTGTAGACTAAATATAGCGTAATAAGATTAGGGTAAACACCTACCAATTTAGTTAAAAAAAACTACATTTAGTTCTTGACCTGTGTTTTGGCTGTGGTAAATTAATGACTAAGCGATATCGCTTATTTACTAACCACCCAGATAGAGGAGTTACAAATGAAATACACAGTACATCAAATCAACTTATCCGATGACCAATTTAACGCTCATCGCGATGTATATCTTGACACAACATTTCGCCCAACAGTTCAGTCTGTTCTTGCTGCTCGCGGTTTGTATGCGCCAGTTGCAGAAATTACAGCTGAGTCGTTATCGCAAGTTTTTGACATTGGCAACATTGGCCCAGAGTCCAGCATTAATCGCTTGGCTCCAATGCATAGTATCTCAGTTGGAGATGTGATTGTTGACGAAATGGGTCAAGCAGTTTTTGTTGCTCCTGTTGGCTTTGTGCGTATTGATGTTATTGCCCAACACTTTGCAACTGGTGTGATAACAGTTAACGCAGCCTAATTAATCGCCCCCGCAAGGGGGCAACCAACTACCAATAAAGGAAAACAAAATGGACTTAATCACAGCAAACAAACAGTTAACAGCAATTATCGAAATGTTAAATAACGGAGACAAGAATGACTTTGTTATGTACGACAATTTTTATAAAAGCATCCATAACAAAGCAGCTGAAATTGTCAATATTATTAACAAAGAAGTTAAGTAATTAACCGCCCCTCCGGGGGCAATTAACCACCCAGATAGAGGAGTTAACCATGTTTGTAACCTACTACAGAGTATCAACACAACGTCAAGGCCAATCAGGTCTTGGCTTAGAGGCACAGCGCTCTGCTGTACAGGCTTTCTTAACTGGCAAAGAAATCATTGCTGAGTTCACCGAGATCGAGTCTGGCCGTAAGAACAATCGCCCACAGTTGGCAGCAGCTCTTGCATTAGCTAAGAAACAGAAAGCCACGCTCGTTATCGCTAAGTTGGATCGTCTTGCTCGTAACGTGCATTTCATCTCTGGCTTGCTGGAGTCCAATGTTCAGTTCGTAGCAGCTGATATGCCAGAGGCAGACCGCACATTCCTACAGATGGCTGCTGTGTTTGCTGAGTGGGAGGCAAAGAAGATATCTGAGCGTACCAAATCAGCTCTAGCAGCTGCCAAAGCTCGCGGTACTGTCTTGGGTTCACCAGCTCCACAGATCGGTTCTCAGGCTGGTTTGAAAGCAATTAGCGACCGATGTGAAGCATATTGCAAAAAAGTCGCGCCTTCTTTGCAAGATATTGTCAGTAAAGTCGGAACCAATCTGCGTACAGTTGCAGCCGAGCTAGAGATACGCGGTATCAAGACCGCCACAGGTTTAGATGTATGGCATCCCGCCCAGGTAGGCAAACTATTAAGGAGAGTGCAATATGCTTGATTTAATCAATACTATTCTTGCCCTGATGTACATCACAGGCACCTTGCTTGTGATTGCTGGGCTGGTCTTGGGTATCTGTGCTGTTGTGCAGAACACCCAGTTCTACGCAAGATGGCAGCGCAAGCGCAGAGAGCGCATGGCCG